CACAAGAAGTATCCTGGCAGCACGAGTTTGCCCGAGATTGCCAAGGCGACAGGCGTGTCGCTCTCTGTGTTGAAGAAGGTGTACAATCGCGGTATGGCTGCGTGGCGCACAGGTCACCGGCCGGGAGCCACGGAGCACGGATGGGCAATGGCGCGCGTCCACTCGTTCGTCCTCCATGGAAAAACCTGGCATACTGCAGATTCTGATTTAGCGTGAACGACGAGTTTTGCGGGTCTTGCGCCGTCTTCCAGCGGCAGCAGCGGCAGGCAGTGATGGAACCTTGAGTCGGTGGATATAGATGTTGTTTCCCTTTTCAATATACAGCTCGGTCAGATCGCTGTCCTCTGATTCCTTGGCATCTACCACGCTGTCATCTTCGCCCATCTCCTCCTTGAACAGCTTGAGTGCCTCCTTCTTCGCCTCCTCGAAGGTGTTGAAAGCAGTCGGGATCAACCCGCCTCCCTCGGGGTCATTGCCCAAATCAGATCGAACAACGACAACGTAGATGGACATTTATTTACTAACTAGACAATGCTTCCCAACTTACCGGGAACTTCTTTTTCAATTCTTCAGAGACTGCTGCAGCAACTTCACGGATCTCCTTCTGGGCATCCGGTCCAAGACGGAGGTGACACAGCCGGGCATACGCAGCAATGGACCCGGTCTCAATAAACTCCGTCATCATATTCTGCGGAAGAACCATCCGTGCCTGCTCAGGCGGAACGTTCTTCTCCAAAAGATAGTTGTAGTTGATGACGGCATTGCGGCAGTGCTGCGTCATGTGGAGAGTCACGTGGTCAGCTTCCGGGTGGACATCGTCATTGCTGCCCTGCTTCTTGCCAGGAGCCCGGGTGCGGAACTGGGGAATGTGAAACGTAGGCTCATCGTCCACATAGCGGCGACTGACCTCATTACGAGCAAACCCGATCGTGTGGCGGAACCACTCCCGCGCCATCCAGATGGGCATCTTCAGCCGGAACCGTGCCTGCGGGTGGAAGAACGGCGACGTGTGCTCGTGATCCGCAAGATACTTGATGAGCTTTCCATCCTTCTCGGTGAACTCGTCCACGTGCTTCCCCAAGGAGACACGGGCTGCATTCACAACTGTCAAGTCATCACCAAACGTTTCCAGCAACTCAACCTTACACTCCTCGAACATTGTACTAGAGCATCAAAGTTGAAAAAGAGGAACTACCGAATTGAAAAATTGTTGGTGAGTTTTTTTCGTCTTGACCTGGACGAGTCTCTAGCGCCTAGCGCGGGAGACCAAAGATAGACAGACTGCGACCGCCCGGACCATTCCGCAGATGGTGAGTGTACGTCTCGCCGTCATCATCAGAGACGAGACCGTACGTAATGTAGACCGTTCCCGCCGGAATACCGTTCGTGTTTTCCTGCGCAATATCAATCCAGAAGAGCGAGTGGCGCTGATCAAACATCCAGTCGCTCGGGATACCACCGCCGGGCTTGCTAGAGCGACCAGACGACCACCGATCGTGGACGTGGTGAATGCCGCCAGTCAAGTTATTCGCCCGGTAGGTTCGTTTCGTCGCAAGGTTACGACCAGCAAGAATCTCGCGCTGCATATTATCAAGTCCATCCGCTGCAAGAAGAATCTGCTTAATCATCGCGCGCTGCTGCACGCCGCTGTCGCCTGACCGCAACTGCGTCGTGAAGCACGGAAGCACCACCTGCTCAGGGCGCAGCTGAACGCGAATGGGACGACCCCACTCCGTCGGATCCGCCCGCTGGACGCCCGCACGAGACGAAACGCGGCGGTTCACCTCGTCGAGCGAGATCTCGCCCGCAACGTAGCGGACAATATCAATATCCGCAAACAGCTGGATCGGGTGGTCCTCCATTCCATAGACGGACTCGCCGCGGTCGTTCTTCTTACCGATGTAGTAGGAAGCGCGCAGACTCGCCTGGATGATCGTGTTGATCGCAGACTTGTCGTGGTAATCGTGGTACGCATAGAGGAACGGGTGGCAGAACCAGTCCGTCGAGCGAGTGCACACCTGGTCGATGAAGACAACAACGATTGACTTCGCACGGCGAGCAACAGTCATCTCGCGCTTCCAGAAGTCATAACTGTCCCACTGGATCTGGTGAGTTCCAGCACTTGTGGACGCAACGAAGCGCACATCAACCGGCACCGCATCCAGATCATCCGCGTCATAATCGAGGAACGGGATACGACCTGCGGAGTAGGCAGCCTGGAACGGCTTGAACCCATCCGTGATCCGAATGATAACCAGCGGGCGCGTAGTCCGAATATCGCCAACGACCATCTGCGTCTTGGCGGCAGTGATGATAGTCTTCACCTGGTCGCTGAGGTCACTGATGTTGTCATCCTCGTCGAAGCCAAGAGGAGCCTCGGCCTCCGTCACGAGACCCGCGCGTAGGTAGTACTGGGCACCGCGGTAGTCGGGGTGAGCAGGCATCGTACAGCAGCGGCGGTTGACGTCCTCGCCAAGTAGGCCCTCCTCGGGAGACGCACTGTACTCGATGATGCGCACGTTCGGACTGTTCATGAGAAGATCCCAGAGTCCGCTCGTGTTGACGAGCTGGTTGCTGCCGCACCCGTGGTCGAACTCGTCGAAGTGAACAACAATGGTCGCAGACGGGTTGACGCGCAAGATGTTACGAAGAACGTCACGGCACTCGATGGCGTTCTTCTCCGTGTTGATGGAGAAGACACCGCCGGTCATGTAGTCCGCAAGCTGCTCGCGCTGGCTGGAATCAGCCTTGCGCGCGTAGGCGGAGATGAAGATGTTGATGATGGACGGGTCGCTCGTGTATGCTGCAAAGCACTCTGCGACAAGGCGCTTGCCCGCCTTCACGGCCGCCTTCACGACCGTCTGCTTGATGTGGTCCGTAATGACGGAGATGAAGACGACAGCGCGGACAAACTGCGCAATGAGCGGGAACTTCGCGTCCCAGTGGTCCATGGCATGGAAATGCCGGGACGTGACCTGCGTGTTGAGAAGATTGGTAGAGCGGGCTGCAGTGGAAGAAGGGCGGGGCATCTTGGATTGGATTGGAAAGAGAGAGAGAGAGAGTTGGGAGTTGAGAGAGATTGGTTAGCGCCTACTCACCCTGTCCTTGGCAAGCCAAGTTTCCGTTTTCGACCAAAAACGGAAAAACTATTGTGGTAGTAAAATATACGTAAAAGATGCCCAAGTACACCTGCACTCATTGTGACGAGACGTTCAACAAGAAGAAGGAGTACAATACCCACCTTGAGACTGTTGTGAAGGATACTGCTGTTGCTGCTGCGGCAACCACGGTATCCCAGGAGACGGGCCGACTCGCAATCAGCCTCTTCTCGGGTGCGGGAGGAGATACGGTGGGGATGGAGAAGGCTGGCATCAAGGTCATCGCCTTCTCCGAGAACAACGCCAAGTGTGTCGCAACGCACAAGGCTATGTTTCCCGAGAGCAAGTGGCTGGGCGAGTCTGTCAAGGGAGACATTAGCAAGATCCCAGACGATGAGTTCCTTCCCTATGCGAACCAGCTCTTTATGGTGTTTGCTGGATTCCCGTGCCAGGGATTCTCGAATGCCGGAAAGAAGGTCACGACGGATCCCCGCAACAAGATGTTCCACCAGTTCCTCCGTGTGGTGAGTCTTACGCGTCCCGAGTGGATCATGGGCGAGAACGTTGCCGGACTGCTGACCAAGAAGACGGACGATGGAGAGAGCAGCGTAATCAGCGTGATTGAGGCGCACTTTGCAGAGATTGGATACCCCATCGTCTTCAATGTGTACGACATGAGCAAGGTAGGTGTGCCGCAGTCGCGCAAGAGGTTGGCAATCATTGGCAACCGCTTGTCGATCAAGTTCAGCCTTCCTGTCTTTGACGAGCCCAAGCGTGGTTTGCTGGAGATCATCGAGCAATCCATGGACGGTGCCATTGAGACATCCCTGCCGATTCCGGACGAGTGCTCCATTCTCGTGCCGGACGACGCGGAGCCGACGGGAACACCGCATCCGTTCATGGTGAAGAAGCACGGTGAGGATCTCATCTCCTTCCGCAAGCGCGACTCTCCTATCCACAGCGAGGTGTTGGACTTCCGGACCCCGTGCAAGACTCTCATTTGCGCATATACGTTCCAGCCTCGTCTCTACGTCGGACTCCGCAAGTCCAACGGAAAAAAGTACATTCGTTGTCTGACGGTGCGTGAGGCAGCCCAGATCCAGGGGTTTCCGGCGACGCACGTGTTCTCGGGGTCGCGCGACGACCAGATCAAGCAGGTGGGAAATGCTGTTCCGGCCTTGTGGGTTACGCGGATGGTACAATCCATGATTGCGTCTTCCGCAGGCAGTCCTCCGTGAACTCGGGCGTGAACCTCTTGCACGAGTACTGATTGGCGTTGCGGTTATACAGGACGAGGTGGTCGAGATCCTCCTTGACGGAGTTCAGCTGCTTGATGAGAGCAAACCGCTTCTCGAGCGCAGTCCTATCTTTTTCCGTCATAACGTCCTGGCCGAGGGCAATAACGCAAACCTGTTGGCGGGGATACTTGCGCTGGCCCTTGATGGGAGCAAGCTTCCGCGTAAAGGATACAAGGTAGACCACGTCTCGGAGAAAGGTTCCATCGTTGAGGAATATACTGTCCTCCTCGCTATGTTTGAGATCAAAGTTCACAGAGTCTGCGACGACACCATCTACCAGATACACAAGCTGGAAATCGATCGACCGTTGCGGGCCGTGAACCTGGTAGGCATAGAAGATTCCGTTGCGTGAATCTTCGCGTTTCAGCGTCCATCCATTCGACTCGCACTGAACCGCAAAGCATGCTTCGTGGTCATTACACTTGTTCCCAAGACCTTGACCCTTTCCACAGTAGGCATTGAGGATCTTCTTTGTATTCTTATGATTCGTCTCTTCCAGCAGATGAGGATTTGACGCAAGGTTCTCGAGAAAGTTCCAAACAGTGAGGCGGAAAGAGGACATTAATCACCTACTATCTAGATTGGAGTACGTCCGTTTTAGCCAGCCACAAATCCGGTTTTTAAACTTGAGGAAACACAAATGGCAGTTCCTATCCCCATCTACCGGCGGATCCAGCTGATGAGGAATCACCTCCAAGCAGACACAGTTGCGGACAATGTGTTGAGTGATTTGCAAGAACTTCTTCGTGAAAAGCCGGATTTGTTTCGTGGTCGGGAAGGAGCGGGGCACCAGGTTCAAGTGGCAGAAAGAATCAAGTCAGAAAACCCCGCACAGGCGATGCGTTTGACAAAGATTGCACTGGAAATTCTGGCAGACAATTACCGCCCGCCCCCTTTTGGCGAAGTACCTCCCCGTGCTCTCCTTCCGAATCGTCCGCCCCCTATTCGGATTGCCGGCAGGAAGAAGACACGCAAGTCACGCCGCAAGCAAACCAAGCGCCGTCGTACAACCCGGAAATAAAACGGAAACTTGGACAACAAACAACAAGAACAGCAATCGAATACCATGGCCAACACTGAATTTCTCGAAAATATCGCAAACAATGTCCTCTTCACGCTGAACGAGACGCTCACTGCAAGGGTGGAGCGGGACTCTCACAACATGTGGCTGATTCACATGGAGGATTCCAACTCGGCAATTCACCTGGAGCTCATGTGGCGGGACGATACATGGATGTCCTGTATCCTAGAGCTCCATGACATTACCAACAAGCGCAAGGTCGCGATCATGAATGCGCTGATGGACTCGTTTCCGGACGACGGTCCCATCGTGGACGACGACGGCGATGTAGACATGGCGTAAGCAAGACAACAACCAAACCTCAACCCCAATTTTTTACATGAGAAGAGGTAATGAATATCCGTTATACGGTTCGAGTCGACCCTGATGTCAAGGTTCCACTGGAGACGTTTGCGTTTGAGTTGGCAGTCTACCTCGCAGATCCGGACGGATGGGCGGGGAAGGGATATACGTTTACGGAAGTCAAACAGAATCCCAAGGTCACAATCCGGTTATCAACGCCGGAGACGATCCACAGGATTTGCAAGGATGGCACGTTGTCGTGTGCGGAACTGGGAGGGCACCGCATGTATTTGAACGCCAGCCGCTGGATGCACGGGGCACCCAAGAGCAAACTGGACCTTGAGAATTATCGGCAGTACGTTGTCAGCCACGAGATGGGACACATTCTAGGTCACGATCACGCAAAGTGCCCTGGACGCGACCAGCCGGCGCCGATTATGATGCAGCAAACTCTGGGCATCGGGCAATGCAAGCCAAATACACAGGTTCTGTGAGAACGAGACCCACATGTTTCTCATCCAGTGCGTCAATCACCGACTGATGGCGTTTCAGCAATGTGTGGATTTGTGCAATAGTCATACTTTTCACGTCTTCTTCTGTATAGTGTGCGAGGACCTTGAGCATTTAGTTGCTGTACGCGAGACCGCCCATGCCGCTCATGACGCGGAAGATGTTGTAGTTCACGGCATACATGCGGAAGTTGTACGGGTACGCCTTGTTGGGGAAGGTTCCTGCACCGCCCGTCGTCTTGCTGTCAAACACGAGAGTGGCCGTGTCGATGCGCGAGAAGTTACAAGTGCCGCTCGGCTGGTGCTCCTCGGGGCGGAGAGCAAACGAGTACACGTTGATCGGGTTGAAGGCCGGCGAGAAGGTCACGTTCGGGGGCGTGAAGGTGAGTGTCACGCTGGGAATCGTGATGGTCACCGGCTGGCTCAAGATGTACGTGTCGCCTGCGTTGGCCTTGCCCGTGCCCGTGCCGTTGGCAACGACCGTCAGGCCGGCGGGGATCAGGCCCGGTGTGGGGCTCGTGATGACCGAGTTGTCTGCGATGACACCGGCACCGCCCAGCGCAATCGTGCTCACGAACGTCAGAACACCATTGACGATCGTAACAACGCCAGAGCCGCCCGTGACGGCTGTCGTCTGGATCGCGCCAGCCGAACCCGCCATCGCCGAGCGAGTGGGCAGGAAGGCGCCGCCCGTGTGGTGCTGGTACGGCTGGACCTTCCAGAAGTAGTCTCCGTAGCGCTCGTCGAAACGGTCCTGGCCGTTGATCTGGATGCGGCAGCGGTCCACAATGTCGTCGTACGAGAAGGGCTGGGTGAATCCCTGGGCCACCGAGAGGGTGCTGCCGCAGTCCGTCTTGCGCGCATCCTGGAAGACCCACACCAGCTCCTTGACCGGGTGGTTCAGCGTGAGGTCGATGCGGGCATTGGGCGTCGTCAGCGTCTGCTGCAGGGAGTACTGGAGCTGGTCGATCAGGTACTCGTGCGACTGCTGGGCAAAGCGGCGGCGCTCGTCCGTGTCCAGGTAGATGTAGTCAATGTAGATGGCAGCCTCCTTGGGGTCCGGCAGGGCAGCAGCGGCCGCGGCGATGGAACCGGCAGTGCCCGCAGTGCCCTGGACCAGGTCAATCTCCTTCTTGAAGATCAGGTTGATGTGCACCTCGTGGTACTGGAGGGCAATGAGCGGCAGGGCCAGACCCGGGTTGCGGCAGAACCAGAAGTTGAGCGGGATGTAGAGCACCGTCGGGCGGCCCTGGCACGAGGCGAGCGTCGACATGGCACCGCCCTGGTCGCCGCCCACCATGGCATCGAGGCGGAAACTCTGGTCAAACGACGAGGACAGCGTCTCCCAGAGGAACATCCACTCACCGTACTGACGGTCCATGACCTGACCGCCAATCTCCAGCTCCACCTGCTGGATCATGAGGTACCCGAGACGACGGAGACCGCCCTGCGTCCAGAGAACCGGGGAGCCGTTGGCAGCCGTCGACGTGTCAGGCAGCGTGACCTCGACGTACGTGCGGTACATCAGATCAGCGTTGCGGTTCACGACGGCAACCACGCGCTGCCCAAAGGCCGGCGCGCCCGTGAAGTTGACACGCATTGCCTCCATGGCAAAGTTCGTGTGACGCTTGTACATCACCTTCCAGAACGTGATGTGCGGGTTTCCTGTAATGTATGCGTCCTGTGCACCATATGCGACGAGCTGAAGAAGTCCACCGCCCATTGTTTATTTATACTCCATGCGGATATATTCTTCCCATTATTGAACAAGCATGACGTCCCAAACCAAAAAGTTTTGCAAGTGCATTAAATCAGTCAGAAAGACCCTGAAGGCGCGCAAGGGGAGCACGAAGGAGCAGGGGGCGATTGCCGTGTGCGTCAAGTCGGTCCTCCAGAAGCATGGCAGGACCCTGAAGAAGTTCAAGTGTGGTCGGAAGGCACGGGTGCAAACTCGGAAAGCATGAGGGCCTTGCGACACGCCTCCTGCTCCGCCCGCTTCCTCGTAGTTCCCGCTCCTCGCCCCACTTCCCTTCCTGCTGCCAGGACTGCAACGACAATCTCATTCTTCTTGGGGTCGTTGGAGATCATATCATAGGTGGGCGTACACTTGAGCTCACGCTGACACACTTTCTGAAACAAATCCTTGTAATTGGTCGCCGTCATGACTAGCTCGTCGATATCCAGATAGGTTTCCATCACGCTGGTCACGAAGGCATTGACAATATGGAATCGATTGCCACAATCGGACCACAGGGCACCAATGAATGCCTCAAAGATATCACCGAGTTTCTGGATATTGGCCCGGCCTCTGATAGCAACCGACGTCTCATTGTGCCGGGAAATCACATAGAATGTATCCAGCCCCACTTGCTGGCACAACCGGCCGATCCGTTCATTGTTGACCAGCTCCTTCCGTGCGTCGGTCAGAAATCCCTGCTTCTTCTCGGGGAACTTCTTGCGGAGATACGTGGCAATGCATGCGCCCAACACAGCATCTCCCTCGAATTCCAGACACTCGTAGGATTCGTCCTGCAGCGGCATAACACCGGGGGGACACGGTGCTAATTGCGCCGGGCGTCCGTCAGGTGTGGTATACTCCAATCGCTTCACATAGGTGGTGTGAACCATTGCAGTTTGAAACACTTTGCGGTTCGTGATGCGATAGTGCGGCAACCCGTGCTTGCGCAGGACGGTGTGGATGTCCTCCTCACCAAATGCACGGTTTCCGGAATTATAAGGGCAATATGTATCCATTGACTTTACTTTGTCTTTGATTGGATTTGTTCGTTTTCTTCTGCAGTCGCAAGAATCGCATCGCACTCGTCCACAGCTCTCTTGGGTTTCGTCGTGAGACCCGCGGTTCCTGCAACGAGATAGATCGTGTTGGCTGTCTCGACCAAAAAGTCGCTGGTTTCAAACACCACGTGGATCTTCTTGATGCGCGACGTGTATCCCGTCACCTTGTTGTCTTGGATCCACACGAGGCGGCGTGGCGCATCCTTGGCATCAAAGAAGATTTCAGCAGATGGATTGAAATACGCACTTGTCTCCACCGGTTTCCCAAACTTCTTTGCAACCTCCAATGTCTTGGGTGGAATACTCGGAACGTTTCCCATTGGAATCTTTCCCATCTAACTCAAGTAAATGGGTCAGGCCAAATCATTTGCTTATAATCGTGTACCCGACCCACCACCCATGGACCGCAGTGTCGTGAACGTGGGAACGAGCGCGTACGGCAAGCCGTCCCGCAGAGATATTGCAGTTTGCTTCGTGTTTTTCAATCCGACACATTCGAAACGGATTCTCATGAACTACCTGTACACGGTTGAAAAATTGAAACGTGCCAAGATCCCGTACTATACTCTGGAACTCAACTTTGGCAAGGACGATCCAGAGATTGTCAATGCATTCCATGTCCGGGCCCGATCTGTGCTGTTTCACAAGGAGCGCCTCTGCAGATTGCTCGAGCAAAAAGTGCCGTGGTGGTACAAGAAACTGGTTTTTCTGGATGCGGACATCATCTTTGGCAGTCCATCGTGGCTTGACGATACGTCCAAGCTGCTGGATACCCATGATGTCGTCCAGCCCTTTTCCAATGCAGTGTGGATGGATTCCACGTACAAGACTGCAACCCAGGAACGATTGTCGGTTGCCTTTATGGACAAGAACAAGACGTTCGACTCCAAGCTCCATCCCGGATTCGCATGGGCCTTTCGCCGCTCCTGGTTCCGAGAAATTGGTTTTTACGACTTTGGAATCACGGGAAGTGGCGACACCCTGTCAGCGGCTGCATGGTTGGGTGTCGGGTTTCCCAAAGGATACTTGAAACCCGCTTTTCAGTCCAGCTATGCGGCTTATTGCAAGAAGCCCCGCCCGCGCATGACGTACTTGCCCGGCAAAGTCTACCATTTGTGGCACGGAACCCACGCGAACCGCAAGTATGTCGACCGCCACAAGATCTTGGATGGAGTCACGGATGTGCTGTCCATCTTGCGCCCCAACTGGCACGGTGTCTTTGAATTGTCCGACGTCCGGATCGAGCAAAAGATGCGAGAGTACTTTGAACAGCGCGAGGATGATGGGCTCTGAAAACGGAACAAACTCACGTACAACAAACCAATTTTTAATGGAGTCCTTCATCCCGTGCATATGTGCTATGATTGGTCAGGGATGCGGTTGGTATATCGTCTTTCGAGAATGTGGATGTATTCCGTATGAACGGGAAACCGTCCGTGCCCAGCCTCCGCCGCCGCCAAAACCGCATAATCCTTTTGAGTCTCCGAACGGAAATCAAAAAGATGCTCACTTGCAATCTGCGTATCCGTGCTCTTGAAGGTTTCGCATGTAAGTAAAAAATGGATCCTATGGGGATTGCCGTTATCAGTGCGGTGAGCGTCCTCACCATTTTTATGTGTACTCTTTCAGTCTATCGCATCTATGAGTCGTTGAAGCAGCCGAAGCTCAAGATTTCGCGGTCGGACAATGACCTTCGGAACATGATTCAGTCGGACTTGGAGGCGGCCCGCAGCTCGAACGAGTACTCGTCCGAGACGAGCGTGGGCGTGTGACGACGCTCAATCTCCTTCATGACTTCCTCTCCGTGCTCGGGCAGAATATCGTGCAGGAGCTTCTCGAGCTCCTTCTTGGAGAGCGTCCATCCCTTCTTCCACTCGTTGGGTCGCTTGACGTTGAAGACCATACCGGAGGTCTTGAGCTCAACCTTGTTGGGGAGATCACGGGTTGACGCGTAGAGCGCCGAGAGATCCAGCTCGACCGTGCGGCGCTGATCACGAAGCTCGGAAGCCTGCTTGTTGAGGTCATTGATGCGCTTGTTGAGGTCGAGGAAACGCTGGAGGGCGGGCTTGAGAGTGTCCATTACTTCCAGTGATTTACAAACCGAAGTTTCCGTTTTTACTTTTGCCAGACCTCGTGCGTTTCATCCACCAGGCACTTGAACCCATGAAGAACCAATTGCTCCTTGATCTTGTCGTAGTTGCAGCGGTCCGGGCAGTCCTTCTCAAAGAGGATGCGGACCAGCTGGGTATACAAAACCGGATTCTCATCCATGAAGCTCTCCAAAAATCCCTCGCAATCTGCAACCAGTGTGTCGAAGCAAAGATTGTACTTTTCTTGAACCTCATCCAACGTTAAGCATGTGAGACTACTGTCCTCAGATGCTTTCGTTTGCGTACAATATCCGTCCGGCACATTGGTATTGAGAGCAAGCTTCTTCTTTGAAACAACGCCCTTGACGATATGGAAGGAGCAGCTGTTGCAGTATCTGTTGCGTTCCAACGCATCCCACACGCGCGCATCAGGTTCCACCGACACCTGGTTGAGCTTGTTCGATAGGCGGCGGTTGATGACGCACGACACGGTTCCATAGCGCGCACCCAGCTCCAGAACAACAGCATTTGCGGGAATGTACCTTTCTGCCTGCAGCTGCTCTGTCCGCTCCGTGTACAGATGATTGATTTCGTGACCATACTCGTTGCGGAACAAGAGAGACATCGTGTCCAATGTCTTGTATTCGTCATCGGACATTGCCAAGTGACCATCGGCCACGGACTTGAACAGAGCTGCAATACACGCACGTGCCAGATCGTAGCGTCCAGCACACTGCACCTTGTTCAAAAAACACCAGCGAATGGTATTGTAATCCTCACACGGGTACTTGTAGTTGGACAGGATCGAGAAGTAGTCACCGTAATAAATCGAGCAAAGCTCCGGGTACCGATTGAAGAAATACGTCATGACTTGCTCGTCGTTGTGGCCGACGCCCTTGGCCAGCATCTCGTGGAAAATTGCCATGGTTCCGTTGTAGAAGCGGTCCATATACGCGCCTTCCACTGTGTAGCTCGTGCATGCTGCTCCACACCATCCCTCGCGTGTCAGGCGCGAATCAATGACACACAAGTCATCTGCGCTCCGGTAGTCAATGTAGCAAAAGGAGACCTTGGGATTCGGATTCTCCACCATTCTGCGAGCTCCCTGGTCAAAGTTGCGCATCACGTGGCTGCCTCCAAAGTCGATCCAAGCAAAGTGCGTGGTATCAAAGGTGTTTTGCTGCTTGGAAATGAGAAGCGCCAAGGACTTGAACATGCACAGGAGAAAGTAGGAGGATGTATTGCGACTTCCAATATAGTTGGCAACGCCTTCACGATTCTTCCGGATTGTCGCGTAGTTGTGCTTGTACAGATCATACTCATAAATCGGCTTCACAATGTACTGCGTGGGCTGATCGCCACGAATACGTTTGATCTCGTCAATGGTTGTCTCATCGCAAAAGACCACCATGGGATACGGCAAGGCAAGTGTCGCACGTCCCTTTTCCATATAAAACGATTGGGGCCGGACTGCAGGGGTTGCGTCGGGTAATGTCGTAAGGTTAAAGAACATGGTGACGATCGTTGTACTCATTTGTTCTTCAGGCCAAAAGAACCATTGTTTTTAATCGCAGAAGAGAACAATGTCTGTCGACAAGGCGGAAGTAGAAAACCTTCGCAAGGTCTACAATCGGGAACACCCACAGGAACCTCCAATCCCCAGTGGTTCCATTGAATCGGTCTGGGGAGCCCTAAAAACCAGATTTCACTCCACATGTAGCCAAGGTGCTCCGAGCTGTATCATTACATCCATGCTTGTCAAGGGCAAGGCGCCGGATACATGGAAGGAGAACCGGCACGAGTGGCTGTCGTCCGATGACATTGATGCAGTCGAACGGAGTTACGTGGATCTGTTTGAGGATTACGAGTTTCTGGGATGTGTGCCGATGGATTTCGACTTGAAGTCCGAGACACAGCAATGCCTGGTGTCCACTCTGTGTTCGCTCAAGATTGACAAGTTGGCGAAAAAGGGGAAACATCGGTTTGGCATTGCAGTCAATACGGATGTGCACGACGGGCCGGGCGAGCACTGGGTGGGTGTCTTTTGTGACATTCGCCCCGAACTCGAGTATCCCCGCATGACGTACTTTGATTCCTATGCAATGACGCCGGAACCGGAAATTAAGAAGCTGATGAACCGCTGGGCCAAGCAGTGGGATGCGACCAAGGTACACAAGCAGCCCATGAAGCTGACGTACAATACGACACGTCACCAGTTCAAGGATTCCGAATGCGGCATGTATGTGTTGTACTTTCACCTGTCGTGTTTGCTCGAGAATGAGATGGGAACCTCGGTGCCTGACGAGGTTGTCAATGCCTTTCGCGATCTTCTCTTCAAAATTCCTCGGAAAGGAACATAATGGAGAACGTAGTTTCAGGGTTTCTCCTGCTTGTCATCGGGTGGATCCTGTATGACGAATTCAAAGAAATACCCGCACTTGCTGCGATGGACAAGGGCGGCAGGTTATGCGACTACTCGTGCGGAGGATCGACCTTTGAACCCGTGTCGGCTGCCCTGGCGCGCGGCATACGACTCATTGAAGTGCACGTGTATTCCGACGAGCAGGACCAGCCGGTCGTTGCCCTCCACCAAGAGAATGCGGGCGTGGACCATGCGTACGACAATGTGTCCTTTGAGTCCGTGTGCGTGACGCTTGTGAATGAGGCGTTTCCCTCGGATGTGCCGCTGATTTTGAGCATTGTGCCGCACACATCCACGACATTTACGCTGAACCGCATTGCCTACCACCTGTCCACCACGCTGCACAAGCACTTTGCCAAGGATGTGACGGAGGAGACGCTGCTGGGTGCCCTGGCAAACAAG